TTAATCTTTCTTGTGAAGCACCCCATTGATGCCAACTATCATCTATATCATTAGAAATACTAAATTTTGATGTTTCTTCATTTATAGTTATAGTTCCTTTAATTTCTATTGGTATATTATTCATATCATAATCCTTTCGCTGATATTAATTGTTGTGATACTGACTCAACCAATGACTTACGATAGTAAAGTAATGGCTGAACAAACTCATAGATCTCTGCTAGTGATGGAAAGAACTTACTCTTTAAGGATATCTCATTACAAGCATACTTAAGTATGTCGGCAGGTATGTGTGACAGCTTACCTGCATAGACACGAGCTTTGAGTGCCATGTCTTTTTCTGTAAGTGCTGATTGTTTGGTTGTGCATACCATCACTTCTATGATCCATTCTTCAATCTTTTTTGGGTCTGCAACTATCATAGCATTTTGCATCAAAGCAATGATTGAACTTTCTCTTTGAATGTATTGATTGCCTACGTCTGATATGTGCGGCATCTCCCATCTAAAGAATATGTATTGATTATTTACTCGTTCATTTATCTTGCAGTTCAGTAAGGACTCGATAGTAGAACGAATTGTCTTGGTGTACTCGTTGGGTTTTGCTGAGTGTAGTTGTGCAATTTCGTTTCCTTTGTAGTTGTCTTTCACACCATTTGCAATACTCAGTATCCCATTCTTTTCGTTGGTATTTGTTTTTAATGTAGAAATGTTTAAAGAATTTTGTTTCTCTGTCATGGTTAACCTCCTTATATTTGTCCATGATTTCTTGGCTTGGTTGCCAATCTTTATCTAAGTGGTACATTGTATTTACTCCAATGTTCATTCCAAAGTTCTACTGCAATATCATTACATAGGTCTTTTTCTGATTGAAACTTTGGTTTCATTTTGTAGTTGATGAATCTTTGTATCTGTGACACATCATCTGCAATATCAATTTGATGTTCAAGTCCATCAAGCTGTACTACACGATCATAATAATCTTGTAGTTGTTTCTTAACATTACCCATCTTTACCTCCTTTGATGCTAAGTTGTATCTCTGCTATACGAGTTGGTGTTACAATTTTATCATTGCATGATGTGCAACACCACCCATCTTCTGTGATAGGTGAAGGGTTATGACCACCATGCCAAAAGATATGACCATCTTTATCTCGTTGTGGTTCTATTTGTTGGTGACATATCACACACTTTTCTTGCCAATTCATTTGATTAAGTCCTCCATTATTTTATCAGGTATTACAGCAACCCATCTTGGATCACCAGTTTTACGTTTATACAAAGCAATATCTTTTCCTTGTAACACTTTGAATACACTAGGAAATTTATCTACTGCTCTGTATTTTACTTCAACAACATATTCTTTATCATTGATAGTTAGTTTTAAGTCACCAGTATGTTCGCCTCCCAGACTACCTGAGAGTGGAACTTTTTTACATGGCAACTTCCAAGAACTAAATAATTTTACAAACCAGTTCTCGTGATAGTTACCTTTGATTTTACTTTTCGAGGGCATTGATACATTTATCCCTTATACTTACTAATTCATCATAGGTCATAGTACCCATATCATCTGCATAAAAATGCTTTAATAAAAACTTGGCACTAATTTTTATCATCATTATTTCTCTAGTAGTAAACTTTAAATCTTTATCTTCATTAAGTTTAGCTTGAACTTCTTCATTAGTCATAAATTTTTGCATCAAAATTCTCCATCATCTGTTGATACTGTTAAGTAAACTTGCAATGTTTCACACCAACATAACAAGTTAAATAGTCTAGGTTCAACAATCATACGTTCCCATTGACCTAGTAGTTTTGTTTCAATACCTATCTCTAAAGCTATGTACTCTTGCGAAAGTTTACGTTGCTTTCGCAGTTGTACTAGCTTTGTTATTATAGATTTGTATTGATACTTTACTGTGTTTTTCACAACACTAACTAAAGTTCATGTGTTTGATACTGCTGTCATTGAGTACTTCCTCAATAATATCTGACATCTGTAGATCAGGGTGATGTTGCTCCCATATCTTCGTAGTCTTGACAGTCATCTTGTTTATCCAAACCTCACGGTTTTCATTGCCATATGGTTTAGCCACATCACATAAATGCTCAAACATTTCTTTGTGATCTGATGGGTGTGCAATCCGTGCATAGGTTGTACAGATTGCAAGTTCTTTTGTAGTATATGTAATCAACGTAACCTCCATTAGTTGAGTATTGAGTCTTTACTATTCATATAGCTTACCATTTTACTATTTCGTTCTACAATAGTTTTGTTGGTGCTACTGACATTCTCAGGGTGTGAGATCCAATGTGTTACTGCATTATACAATGCCCATTTGTTTTTACCAAGATTGTATTGATAATCACCCCAGTGCTGTTGCAACTTTGCATATTGTGTTTCATTGCGATACTTACCATCAACAGTAGGTTTTGCTGTATAAGTTAGCTTTGAAAATATAGAGTCAGCATCTTGTGTGCTAACTGGTGTGTTGTACCAGTCACGATATCTCTGTTCATTATTACGAAACAAATCTACTGAATGTTTGAGATGCTCAAAGTTATATTTGAAGTGACCATTATGTTTTAACCTGAAATTAGCAACTTTATCAGGTGTTGTGCATTTATTTAGACAAAACATACGAAGTCCATCAGCTTGTATCATAACTGACCAGACTCCATTGTATGAGTTACGAACTGATATTTGAAATGCAACATAGCTTTGTAATGCAGGATCTTCAAAGCATATCTCTTTGAACACTAATCGTGTGTCCATCATAGCACCATCTTCTAGCATATTTATCTGCGTAACATATGGTGTCTTGAGGCTGTCTGCTATATCAATGATAGGATCAAGCACTTGTGCATGAGTTACTGGTTTGTATGATATTGAATGACTGCCCATGTATTGATGATTGTCTGAACGAACTATCATTTGTTTATCAGGACATTTGATAATGTTACTGACACCATCAATGTCACACATACCTGCCATTGGTATTGTTTTGATAGGAAAGTCATAGTTACCTTGTTTATCGACAAGTGCTGCAATTTGTGTCATATGGTTCATGTTTACCTCCGTGTTAAACCATTGGGTTAAATGCTACTAGACAATAGATCATAGTAACAAATGAAATGATACAGAATATAATCCATATCAAATATATTAAGAAGAAGTTATCCATTGTCTTTGGTCACACTTCTTCTTGTGTGATACCAACCATAGTTTAAAGTAGCTAGGCTGATAGTATATGCTATTATAAATGTATAGATGTATGGGTCTGCACCTGACCATTCATAAGCATAGATAATTGAAAGTACAGTACCAACAGTACCGAGTATAATACAAATTATATAAATCATTTTTAATCTCCAATTCAAAGTTATGGTGTAATTTTACTTGGCTTTGCTATTACACGCTAGAGTTGATCATCACATACTAAGGGTGGGTGGGTGGGTCTATTTACAAATAGTATGAGATATTTTAGTATGTGATAATCATATATATAGAAAAGTATTGTTTGCTTACTTTTAAAAGTAAGTCGGTTTGGTTCTTTGGCGAGTCAAAGAACAGAAAAAAACCCCAAAGAGTAAAAACTCTTTGAGGTTATGGGGAATGTTTATCTAGCTTTCATTCTAGCTTTCATTTGAGCTTTGATGTCGTTAGAATCTGAAAGAACTTTATTACCTTTGGTCTTTTCTTTATGATTTGCAAACCATGCTTGACCAAAGTCTGAAGTTGATTTACCTTCATTCCAAGTCCAACCAGTATAGACATTAAACATATCTTGCATCATATCAAATAGTACTAAACCATTATGTAAAGATGCTTCTGCTTTGACTATTTCATTAGGCTTAATAGGTTCAGATGAATTTTCGATAACTTGTCTTTCAACAAATTTAGCATTTAATTCATCTAAGTATTTAGTCTTAGATGCTAAACTCCAAGCTATTTGATTGACTATGCCACCAATTAGGAAAACAGCATCTTTATTGTATGCGAAGTTTTCTTCACCTGACATTTTAGTCTTTTGTTCGATAGGTTCGAACTGACGAATATCAAGTTGATCGAATAGATTATCTGTGATTTCTTTGATAAGTGCGTTTGTATTTTTTGTCTTAGTCATGTTAAACTCCATTTATATTTAGTTAAGTGATAGCAGGGTCTTTACGCATACTCATAGGAAAGAAAGTCAAACAAACTCAGGTGTTAGGTTTACTTAGTGCTTGGCATGATACATAAACCTCAACCCACCAAAGGTGTGTCATACCCAAGCACTTAGGAAACATTATCCACTTCCTTAGTTTGTTTGAGCTATAGCTAACCAACCAACAGCAACATAGATACACTTTCTTGACGAGTATGCGAAAAGAGAATGCCACTTAACTAAATATAAATGACAGAGTTTATAAATGACTCTTTAAGACAAAAAATACAAATGTACTTATCTCTTTGTATTGTGTGTATTGTTTAAGTTGTTGATATCATTGAGGATATAAAATGACCTTGACAAGTGTTTTTATAGTGTTTTAAAAAAGGGGGTAAGGGGGATTCTCTTGTTAGATAAGCTACGAATAACGAAGAAACAGAAGCTACTAGTTGATACGATAGTAGCAAATGGTTGCAGTGTAAAAAAAGCTAGTGAGATTGCAGGATATGCAAAAGGTGAATCAGGAAGAGTGACAGCCAGTAAGACTTTGCGATTGCCACATATACAAGAGTATATGCAACAAAGGGTTAGAGAAAGTATTGGATTGAATGCTACGAAAGCCTCGAACAAGATGCTAGAGCTAAGTCAAACTGCTAAGAGTGAGTATGTACAGCTTGAAGCCAGTAAAGACATACTGGATAGAGCAGGGTATAAGCCTATAGAGAAGTCCATGAATTTAGTTGCAGGTACAATACAAGTTAGTATAGACTTGACGTAAGCATATGTGTAGAGCTACAAGTATATATGCAAAGAGAGATATAGTAGGGGTGGGGTAAAAAAGTGTGCAGGTGCTACTACAACATCACCCTTACAAACATTAATAGCTAAAAAGGTTCGATATGGCAAAGACACCTGCATGGCAAAGAAAAGAAGGACAGAATCCCAAAGGTGGACTAAATGCTAAGGGTCGTGCCAGTTATAA